TAACCTCTTCCAACGCCTCAAATGTCGATTTATCGTAAGTCGCGCCTGGGCACTTAAAATTAGCCGCTGCCTCAAGACAATCGTATTCGGCTTCTTCAAGGGTGTTCCCGATACCAACACACTTTACGATGGTACACCCCACTTCCTTGATAGGTATTGTCCAAAACATGCCCTTTTGGTCGCGGCAAGCGGCTCGAAGGGCTATATGCTCAAAGTCTTTGTCTTTCAATTCAATAGGCACAGATTCACAGTCAGCGCCGGACGCCTCAATACTCAACTCGGCAACATAGTCTGCGTTCCATTCCGGCTTTATCTCTGCGCCGTCTGCCACCGCTTCGATGATCTTCCCAACATTCTTATATATCTTCATGATGCTGGCTACGGGCGGATTTCCGAAGCGCCTTGCGGGATCTGTAAAATGTGGTATTCTGTTCGCCCCCATGCGAATTTCCGTTGATATAGCACCATTCGTTTTATACTTCTTTTCAACGGGTGCCATGGCCGTAATAATTTTCTTAACAGGTATCGGCATTTTTTCGGTTTCAATATGAACAGCAAGATAGCCGTCACCTTTTAACTCCCACCCATAAAGGCTTTCCTGGTAATGGGTTCCGTTCGCCATAAATACGTCGTGTCCAAACTCTACGCCCGGTATCGGTCTTTCCCACATGAAGCCGACGTCATTCTTGCAGAAGGCACCGAGATCGTGGACAAGGGAATAAAACCAGCCCTGTGTCTTTTCCCAGTTCTCATGATGGCGGGTTTCCATTATTCCTCGGTTTTCGGTATTCAGCTTTATCCATAAATCTTTTTCTTTCCGAAGCAAGGCTTCAAGTGCATCCGTACCTGTTACGGTACCCCAAACAGGTGTTGCCAGGCCCACGGATTTAAGTGTCTTCTTGAAGAGTATACGGTCAAATTCCAGTTCTCCCGATTCACCAGAACCGAATACACGCCCCCCGGCAGCCCTCGCGGCCCTTTGTTCGTCTCCCATGCCAACGTCGGGGAATATAAATATTCCCTTGTCTTTTAGGATTTCCGCCTTGGCATCTTCATAGCTGTCAACTACGGTAATCCCCGGTATACCCTTGCCGATATACTGCATGTGCGGCTTTGGAAATGCAGTCACCCATGGCACAGAATACATCACTTGCTTCACGTCATTTGCTATTGCCTGGCCAATACAGACGCCCAGGATGCCAAGATCCCGAATAAGCACTTTTGTCTCAGATAGCTTCATTGACAAAACACCCCTTCCAGCATATAATAGTGTAAATACTCGCCAAGGAGACACGTTTTATGCCTACAGGCATTTATGACCACAAGAAGGTCGCACCACTTCAAGAACGATTTAATAGGCTTGTTCAAGTTGCCACAGATAGCGGCTGTTGGTTGTGGCAGGGAGCTATTAATTCCGATGGCTATGGAAATATGCGAGACGAAAACGGCAAAGTTGAATCTTCTCACCGCATAGCATGGAGAATTTTCAAGGGACAAATTCCTCCAAAAATGAGCGTCCTTCACAAGTGCGACAATCCCCCTTGCGTCAACCCCGATCATCTGTTTCTTGGTTTTCAGGTTGACAACAACATAGATTGCTATAAAAAGGGACGGCGCAATAATAATGGCGTAAATAACCCGCGCTGCAAACTGACAAAAGAAACCGTAGATAAAATAAGGATTGATGGCAGGGTCAGCCATATTATTGCAAGCGAGTACGGCATTTCTTCCAGCCATGTCAGAAGGCTTAAAAATGGTAAAGATTGGGCTAATCCTTAGCTTCATCATTTCACCTTTGGTTTAAGAACCGTGGCCTGGGCCGCGATATACTGGCTCCTGTTATTGTCGTCAATTTTCAACTGTATCCCGCCGACATAATCAATGTCGAATTTATCCCTGGCCTCATTAACAGCCGTAGCCAGTACCTCAACCGCCTCTTCGTAAGACCGGTCCTCGGATATTCCCGTAAAAACATAATACCCTGGTTTTGTATCTACTCTCATCGTGATCCTCCTATTCGTTTAGCACCTTCAAATATTTTTGCTTCTCTGCCTGGGTAATCTCCTTGTCGCCAGCTTTCTTCATTAATTTAGCTCTGAATATGGGTTTAAGTATCCTCTTTTCTTCGTCAGTGGCTTTTTCCTGAATGCCAACAGCTAAATCCTTTAGCTCCATATGCTTCGCATTTGAAACCATCTTGATGAGTCTGCCAACTTCGCCCACGTCTCCTTTTGCTATTGCGGAGATTGCGCTTTTTTCAATCTCTGTAATCTTGTGTTCCTGAACTGCATTGAAAAGCATCTTCCCGGCATTCCCTTCCGCTGCCTTCTCTCTTGCGAGCCGCTTTTCCAGCTTAACATTTCTCGGCACTTCCTCACGTAGGCCGGGGATTTGTAGCTTGGCAACATCGGCGGCCGTTGCGGGCTTGCGTTTGATTTCTTCGCCCGTCTCGTCTGTGTCCGTGGCCCTTGCGAGTTTCCCAACGTCCGGCGGCACGACCATGCTTGTTGCCAGTTCCGCGCCCGCTTTGGCCATTGATTCGGTATCTTTTAGTCCTTTTGCCAATCGTGACGGTTCTTCGAGAAATGGGATATTTGAGATAACGCCTTTAGTGGCTGCAATCGCACCTGCCAAAAGTCCGCCGCCCTTGAGCTTCTCCGCGTAACTGTTTTGAACCCTGTGGATAGTAGAACCGAGCTGCAATACTTCCAGCGCGGGAATATGCAAGAACCAGTGCGGAAGCTCGACCCCGCCTATGCGGATACCGCCCCACTTCACGTCTCCCGCCTTTCTTCTTTCGCCCGGCTGGTAATAGCCGCCAATATCTTCATGGTTGTAATATCCGATAGCCAGGAGGGCCAATCCGATCAGCCCTTTGCTGAGTGACCGCCCGATATTGTCCGCCTGTTCCGGCGTGATGTTTTTAAGGGCATCTTTATCGACCAGATACTTAATCACCTGGGCCGTGCCTTTCGGAACGCCGAAAGTATAGTCCATGGTTTCCAGCGCAAAGTTCGTTGGTACACGCACGATAGGAAGAAGCACTTTCGCAGCAGTGGTCATAACCTGCCCGCCGGTTCCCTTGCTGGCCATGTGCCGCAACGACATCTGATACCAATCCGTGATAGCGTTCCTGTTCATCAGGATGGCCCTGTTTGCATCGTCGTAAGCCCTCCCGCACAAAGTCATTTGCACTACCGGGTCTGAAATATCCATACCTCTGTTGGCTGCCCACTGTGAGTTTTTTTCCAAAGACCGGAAAAACTCGGCACGTTTGGGCAATACCTTCAATGCGCCATGTAAATGTCCGAAAAAGTCAAGGGCTTCGGGTGGCAGATCGTTCCCCTGTTTCGGGCTGTAAAGAACGTCCAGTTGTCCTTTTCCTGTCTTGATTGTTTCCCACATATCTTCGGCTGTCTGCTTTTCCACAAACTGCCTAAATGCCTTCGCCTCTGCCTGTATATTAAGGCCGCCGCCATATCGCGGAGACTCGGCCATGATCTGCGAGTATCCGGGAATCGCCGACCACAAGCCGCCCGCCAAATCCTCCGTTGGTGAAGTTGCAAACCTTGACAGCGCCGCATTGGTCAGTTTGGCGACTGTGGTCACGCTGGAAAGCAGCTCAAACCGCCGCCATTTCACTATGTATCGTTGCGCTTTTTCAATGCCTGTCTGATTTGCCAGCTTCAACTTCCAGACTTCCTCGTTGATGTTATTTTTTAGCCGCTCGGAATCGGCCTTCAGTTTCATGGCCTCCGGGTCAAGCGTTAATGTCTTTTTTGGGACTTTCGCAAAATCCTTATTCTTAAGCCTTTCTTCGAGTTCCGTAATCCTGTTTTTGGTTCGTGTCTTGTAAGACTGTAGTGCGATTTCTTCCGGTGTCCTCTTTGGCTTCGCTTCATCCTGCATGGCCTTGTATATTTCTTTCAGCTTGTCCCGCTTCTCGCGTAAGTCCTTAAGCTCCGGCGTTTCCGGCGTCGTACTCGGCTTCCTCTCCGGAAAGAGGTCTTTTTCTTTTATCCTTCGCTCGTACTCCGCAATCGATTTCTGGACGGCAGCGGTCGCCACTTTGATCTTTTGCTCAGGCGACATTTCCGGCTTGCCTTCCATCTGTTCCAAAACATCTTTCAGTTTGTCGCGCTGGTCTTTTAATGCGTTCGCCTCTTCATCGTACTCAATGCCTATTTTCTTCGGGCTTTTCTCGCCGGTTTCAATCTGCTTGGTAAGGTCGGCAATCTGATTTCTCAGCCTGGTCTTGACGGCCTCAAGCGACGTCCGCCATTGCTCTTCGGGAGAACGGGCGTTCACGCTGTCAATGCCGCTTTCGCGCATGGCCTGTTTTACTTCCTTGCCAAGCCTTCGTACCTCGTCACTCAGCGGATCTCTTTGAGGGCCACTTCTTAAAGGAACCTGCCCGGCAACTGCGTCTTCGTATGCGGAAATAAGCCGCGCCTGGCGCCTCATTTCCCGTAATTGCGTTTCTATCTCGTCCCGACTTGGCATTGATGTCTTGCCGTAGCCGGAAATTGCGTCCCTGATGTCTCTTTTTGTAATGTCCGGGAAGTCGTCTTTTAGCTGGTCATGAATTTCACCGACCATATCCTCCACGGAAGCAACACCCGCCATTATGCGATTTCTCGCCATCTGCGCGAGTACCACGACGGCTTGCGGGTCGAACATGAAATGAAGTGTAGTGGGCGAAAGAATCTCATTAAGATTTTTTACTAAGTTCCCAAATTCGGCATCCAACTCTTTTTTTGCAACGATCTTGCGTTCGCGGGCCTGGCCTAAATGCTTTTTTACTGCGCTTTCTTTTTTCAGTTCCCGCAGCGCTTCATCGGCTGCACGTTGCGAAGCCTCTTCGTCGTACTTCTGTATCTTCTGGTTGGCCTCTTCCAGTTTCTTGGTCAGCTCTTCGATCTTTGCCCTGGTTTCTTCCGCTATTGGCTGCCCGGCGTTCGCCACTCTCGCCCGCTGCAAATTCCTTGCGAGAGAATAGTCGTCCATAATCATCATTCTTCGGGCAGCGAGCCCCAGGCCTTGCTCATATCCTGTACGTCGTGCGGCTTCATCGTTCGTGTTGATGTCGTCCTCAACCTTGGCGAGCTTCAAGCGCAGTTCCGTTTCCGCAATATCGTCACGCTTTTGCATTGCGTCTTCGATTGAGTCCATTAGCGCATGGTGGTCGTTCTGGAGCCTCATGCGGTCATATATGAGCATTACGGATTCTTCGGCGGATAAAGCGCGGGGTTTTTTTGCCAGCTCTTCGGCCATGATCCGGGGATCGCGCTCACCGGAGTCAACAAGGCGCTTGCCTTCGTTAAACGCAGCTCCAAAACTTCTCTTGGCCTCCACTTCAACTTCGGATAATCCCTTGGTTTCGCGTTCTTCCAACGTGACGGCGTTCTTTATGCCTGTGGTGCGAGGCTCGGCGGCGCGGGGTTCTGCGGGTGCAGGTTCCGGCGTTTTTATAGCTTCTGCAATCTCCGGTTTGATCTCTGCCAGCTTTGAAATCTTTTCAAAAATAGCCGGTGCATCGGTAGTAATTTTAGCCTTATCCTCAATCGCCTTTTCCATGATGAGCTGCGAATAGCTCTTGCCGGTTCGCTTGTGCATAGTGTAAATATTCGCTGCACCTTTGGGCGTTTCCCACTTCAAACCCTCGGCTTCTTTTTTCATAGTCTCATCTGCAAAAACGTCCCTGGCCAGCTCCGGCACATGGGGCGTCGTGCGCTTGACTTCACCTTCTGTTTCCGGTGGTTTGAAGTCTCCGCGCATCCTGTCGGCGTAGTCGGCCATAGCCTTAACTGCGGAACGTTCTGCTTTTCTAAAATCCTTAAAGAATTGACGGGTCTGAAAAACAAGGCCATCAAGCTTGGCGAGTAGTCTTATGAGCGCATCATAGACTTTCCTGAAAATGCCCGGTTTTTTGCTTATCAAATTTTCCCAAAACTCAGGCTCTACAAATTGCCGCCCAATGTAATCCGCCGCATATTCTTCCATTGTTTCATCGTCTGTTAATTCCCTCCCATAAGTTTTCTCGTATTCTGCTCTGCGCTCTTTAAAATGCTCCGTGGCCTCAACATGAGACACAAAGCCGTCATAAATATCGGGTGCATCATACCGGAGAGCGTGTAGTAATTCGTGTCCCAAAATCACCATGTGTGGGTCTGTTGCCGTCGCATTAAGATAGATCGCCGTAGCGTCTGCCGAAACAAAATACCCAGGCAGCGCCCGTAAATCTTCTCCCTCAACCTGAAAAACCATGATCTTTTTCTGAAAAATGCTTCCCAGTTTTCCCAAGTCGTCCATGCGATTTCGTTTCCATAGACGTAAATTTTCGGGCGCAATTTTTCGACCAAGCGTCGCGCCAATGATGGCTGTGACATCTGCCAATGCTTTTGCATCCGTGATGCGGACAGATATAGATGGGGTTGCATCTCCTGTTGCCTCCTCTAATTTGTATGGTGCTTTTTCGCCTTCATCGGTGGGGTATCTTTTCGCATAAACTTTCCCGCTCGCCATGTCCATCTGGACATCAGCGCCGGGTTCAATTACTGCGTCTTTGGGGATTTCCTGCCATTCGGAGGTCAGCGGAAACAGTTCTCCGCTCTTAGTTTGGGATTCTTCCGGCAGTCTTTCAAATTTCGCTTCGGGGTTTACAAGACTAAGGGTGTTGTCTACTCCGGGGAGTGCGGCTGTTTCTTCTGTGACAGTTGCTTTTGTGGCTTGCTTTTCTTCGGCGGGTTCTATGAATGAGCCGAAATAATCATTCAGCTCTCGTTCTGCGGCGTCGATGCTTGCGGGATCAAGCCCTTGCGCCTGAGCCTCGTCAAGAAGCCAGCCGCTAAGATGTTCCGGGCTTTCTTGTATTGTTCCGCTTTCGACTTTTTCAGACTCAAGTTTGGCTTTTGTCCACTCATTAGGATCACCATTTCCTATTTCTTTTTCGTACTGAGCTATTATACCACGATATTCCCCAATTGCAACCTCTTTTTCGCCTCTACGCACAATTTCATTATAAATGGCCTGTTGCCGTCCGGTCAGCGCCTTCCCGTCCAGTTTCTTGTTGATGATATTGATAGTATCCTTCGCGGATATGCTCTCAACCTTGCCGGTGGGAGACGTCTTCTTACTGCCAAAATCCTTAACCATAGCGGAAAACCAGGGCGGATAAGCCGACCCAGCGTAAATGGCCTCGTCCGTCACCTGATCTATACCTATCTGCCCGCCAGCTTGTCCCGCCTGGAGCCGCGATCTCGCATCATAAAGGAAAAACTCGATGTCCGGCGCAACATTTCCGGGGATTTCTCCGGGTTCAAGTTCCTTGCCTTCCGCCTCCAGCTTGTCGGCCCATTTCTGCTTTGCCTCTTCCATCAGGGCAATCATGTCTACAGGCTCACCCTTTGCCCTTCTGTATGCCGACTGTCTCTCAATATGATTGGTGAGGAACGAAACCCTTTCCCCTCCGCGTGGCTCAGTGGGCCTCACGGCTTCGGCTTTCGGCTCCACAAAATATCTGCCTTCGCGGGGAGCGATGTCGTAATCCGCGAGCTCCAGTTTTCGATTTGAGATTGCCGCTACTGCCTCATCCTCTGTGGCATAGCCTTTATCGTCAAATTTGGGGGCTGGTGTAACTAAGCGAGGGCCAACTTCGCCGGTTGCCCTTAATCTTCCCCTCGGTGTCGCCGCCCATATGGTATCGCCTTCTTTTCCTTCTTGCTGAGGCACCATATCAGGGTATTCTTTCATCACTTCCGGCGGTACGGGTTTGCCTTCGTCAATCGCCTTTTGAACAATAGATTCATGTTCGTCTGCTATTTTTTCAATCAAGTCCATATTTGAGGACCACTCTTCATGTGGAAATCCCACCAACGCAGTCCCGTATTCTATCGGGGTCATTTTCCATGCTTCTTTGCCGCCTTTCTTCTCGGCCTCCAGTTCATGCAAGCCCCTTTCCATTTCGTCATAGTGTGCCTTTTTAATTTTATGCCTCGGCATGCCGAGTTCTTTTGCCAGTTGAGTTATCTTCTTATCAACCTGGTGTGGAAGTAATCGAATCACGTTTGCGGCTGCGCCTTCTTTCGCCTTTTCTTCCGTGACTTCCCCGCCTTCCGGTACGCGATCGCTTGCGCTTGCTCCGGCGGCTTCCCCGAGTTTATCAGTTCCTCGATGTTCTTCGAGATCGTCCGGTTTGATTTCCCCTGTTGCAACGGCATCTTCTATTACCTCCTTTTTGGCTGCTGCCAAATCTTGTGCATGTAATTCCGCCCCTTTTCCTGCTTCCTCCTGCCATTTCTTATAGGTTTCGGGGTCGTTTTCCTTCAACCATGTCTCAGCCTGTTCTCTTGTGAGAAAATTCCCATCGGGGTCAACAAAACCCCTTTCGTGGGCTGCATCGGGCGGAATCTCGTTCTCTTTCATTAATTCGGGGTGCGTTCCGCCTACTTCCCCATCGAACTGCTTCCCCTGGTACATGACAGAAGGGCGTAACGCCGGGGCAAATCCTGTTTCTGCTGGCTGTTCTCGTTTTGGGAGTCCTTTTCCTGCGACGACCCCCTCCGGTTCTTCCGGTTTAACACTGACAATCGGCTCACTAATAGGCTCCTTTTCTGCCCCTCCTGCTTTAGCCACAGGGCCAGGCTTGGCTTCTGTTTTTGCCGACGGCTCTTCCTTCACCGGTTCGGCTTCTGAAGGCTCTACGGGCTTTTCTGCCGCTTTCCCCTTCCCTTCCCTGTGTTCCTTAAAGCCCTTTGCGGCTTTCCGGAGATCCTTAGCAGACGGTTTTTTTATTCCGGCCTGTTTAAGCCCCAAGTTTATTGTATAGTCAGCCATTATGTCGGCTTCGCCTTTAGTCACCGCACCATCATGGCCCTTATAAAACATATCCGAAAGATCGCTTTTGAGCTTTATATAGGCGCCGGCCCTGGTATATGGCGTCATTTTTATCAGGGCATCAACACCGTGGCCGGCTGCGGTCATTATTGCACCGAAAGCAGCGGTATTAAGTGCGCCTTCTGATAGGGTTTCCCCTTCCTTAAAGACGGTTTTGCCTTCTGTTTTGGTATATCTCGCTACAAGATCATCCCGTTGCGCGAGTAATTCCTTGATATGACGTTCCCCGATCGTAGCGTCAATCTGGTCGACCTGGCCTTTGGAAGTCGCGGTCATGGTATTAAGTTGATTGACCAGGGCGTTATGTTGCCGGATGAGGGCGTTCTTTTCTTCCGGAGTACGAGCGGCCTTAATCTTATCTTTCAGATCGTCGAGCTGGGCCTTCATCTGATTACCGGCCTCGTTATGCTTCGCAATCAGTTCATTCCGCTGTTTTATAAGGTCCTCGGCCTTGCTGCCTTTGAGCTTTTTATCGACGTCCTGTATCTTCTTTTCGAGATTCCGCTGTTCCTCGAGGGCTTCTTCTGTCAATTCCGTTCGGCCAGGCTCACGCGGGAAGGCAGCACCGACAACACCGCCGGCCGCTGTCTGAACGCCTATCTGTTCAATCGTGGATAGTTGCCGTAAGGCTGTGGCTCCGGCCTCGCTGCCAGATACTACTGCCCCTGTCCTTGCTGCATGGGCCATCCGGAGCGCATTTATGCCCTTAGTAATATTGCTTGAAATTGCTGTCCAGGGTCCGCCTACTGCCGTCATTTCAGCGGATAGGCCAATGTACGGGTTTTCGGCTATATCTTTTGATACTCCGTAATCTTCTTGAAGGGTTTTACCCATGGGCGTAGTTACTTTGGCCTTTTTAGAAGTAAATGGTATTCCCACTTGACCGGTTTCGGGGTCCACTATCCCCAGGGTCATGCCTTTAATAATACCGCCGCGCACCTTTTCAGTAACGCCGTAAACGTCTTTGGCCCATTGTTCTACATACGGGGCCACGTCTTTAATAGTTTGAAACGCCCTCATCAATGGCCCCTCTGCCGGCTTCGCCTGGGCGTCGGTGATCTCCTTTGTCTTTGCGGCCATGGCCGTATCAATGTCCGGCGCCATTTCTTTTCCGGCCGGTTTTCCCCATGTGCCGGCTTGTATCTGCCGATTCTGTTCCTCGGCCATTTCCCGATATGCTGCGGGCACCTGGGAAACATCTACCAGTTTCGGCTTTGGCCGTGATTCCGCTGGGGCTCCTGGCGCGGCTGCCGGCTTCGGCTTCTCTTCGCCGGCGATATAGTGCGTGAATCTCTCCCACAGGGTAGGCTTCTTAGCCGGTTTAAGAGATTCCGGTTTTTCACCGAGATTCCTTAACTCTTTTATGATTGTATCGTCGGCATCAATGCGTTCTTTGGCAGTTGTTTCTACTGGCACCTTCCCGCCAAGAGATTGCAATTCATCAAATATAGGGTCTGCCGTTGCCATTTATTTACTACCTGTGTGTTCTTTTTTTGCTTCTTCCCATGCTTCGTCGGGGTCAATGTCCTTTTTCTCTTGTATTTCTTTGGCCCTTTTGACAAGTTTATCAATAAGTGCCCTCTGCTTTGGATTCAAGCGGGCCCTCATAGCGTGGAAGTTTTTGACATTTTTCATTACACCCTCACTATCAATATCGTTTGGGTCAACCAACGCTTTTACATATTCGTCATGGGCAGATTGTTCAATACTCTTCGCAGCTTCTTTTTTATCTTTTTTCGCCTCTCTTTTTTCTTTTTTGTCCTCTGCGCTTGTATCTTTTGGCTGCCGCTGCCTCGGACTAAACCTGGGCCCCCATGTAACACCGCCATCCCTCGATTCCAGGTCAACACCTTTCTCAGTTTTGTATTGGATTTCGCTTTTCGGCTGCTTCTCCGGTATCATCGTCTTTGTCAAGTCTGCGATCTCTTTTACGGACAGATCGCCACTTTCTCCGAGCTTTTCTGCCAGTGCTGCCCGTCGCTGATCTGTCGTCATACCATCCCAGCCCGCCGTTTTTTGAAGTTCCTTAAAGGCAGAAGTAACCGCTGCGCTTTCGGTCCTTCGCTCTTCCTTCTTTTCGCGTCTTGCATGCAGTTCATCCCAATAGCGCGGGTTCTGCGCTTCGGCCCGCAACACCATATCTATGACCCTGCCATGCTGGTCATGCGAGGCTGTTATAAAATTAAGAGGTATTTGTGCAATCGTGTTAGGGTCTGCGTTAAGGCCGAGCGGAGCATCATAGGCTCTAACTTTTTTTCCTTCGCCCTTGTCTTGTATATTCTGTGTGTATCTTTCGAGATCTGCCTTACCTATGCCGGTGTTAAGATCACGGTTTAATATTTCATCATAAGCCTTTGCATCTGCTTCCGTCGGAAATTTGCCAAGATGCTCACCGGTTTTTTCATACCGTTTTACGGCCTCTTCGTTGGTCATAAATTTACCGTCGGGCGCTACCGTCGGAAGTAAAATAGTCGTGCCATCCTGTTTGATTGTGATTGTCCGGATGCTGCTTATACTTCCGTTCGCATTACCGTGAATTTTACGGTTCGGGTCGTTTAGATTGATGTTGCCCTGTTCAACCTGATTTATGGTATCGTCATGCGGATACTGATATACCTGGCCATCCGAAATATGCGGGAATATATCGTCACCGACGGGAGATTCTATATGAAGGCCGAATGACATTTTGCCATCCCTAATAAAAATCTTATTGATCGTCACAACCCTCCCGTCCTTGTCGCCCTTCCCGTACCGGTCCTTAAAATCGCTTTGGATATAGGGCATTACTTTGGCGAGGTCGTCCATAGCCTTATCAACCTCGGGCCCGTATTTCCCTCTTTCAATGACGCCGTTAGCCTTCTCAAGTGAGTCTTTATGCTTAATGTAGAAAGCTGTTAAATTCCGATGCGCTCTTGTATATGTCTGAAAGTCCTCCTGGGTTTTCGGGGTACTGTGTGAAGCCTTGTGGACCTCGAAGAGTGAATCTAACTCTTTATCACTCATGGCGTAGATTTCGCCCTTTGCCTGTGCGGCCTGGGCCTTCTGATAAGCCTGGTGTACCACTTCAAGGTGCGGCGCGATCGCGGCCCATTTTGCCTTTTGATCTAATTGCTGCGAAGCATCGGCTATCTGTTTCTTTTTTAATTCCTGTTCAGCCGGCGCCAGCTCTTCCTCGCGTTCAGCCCTGGCCAGTGTCAGTTGCCTCAACTTCCGTTTCACCGGCTGGTCCTCGAGCGTATCCAGGATATTAAGAAACCTTTGTGCTGATTCCAGGCCCGCGCCTACAGGGTCCGAATATACAGATCTGAGTGCCATAACGACCTCTCCTTATTAAAATAGTTTGCTAACAAGAAAACCCAGGGCCATGCCAGCCATTGCACCGACGGGGCCGGCAGCCGCACCAAACTCCGCACCCATAGCAGCGCCCGAAGCCCCGCTTGTAGCAGCCATCCAACCTCCAGTGGCTCCTACTCCTATCATCGAGCCCTCCATCTGTTTCTGTTGCATAGTGCTCTGGGCTTGCAGATTCATATTGGCCACGTTTATCTGTTCTTCGAGTTCATCGGCACGGATAAGGCCTTTTGTAGCTGACCCGAGCTCTTCTTCGCCAAAACCAAGTAATCCTTTGGCCATCATAAACCTCCCTACATTTTAGGCATTGAACCTAATAAAAGTTGCTCATCTTCTGCCGCAACGTCGGCTCGAGCCTTATTCATGGCGCCCGCCGTTGCCTGGGCCCCTTCCACGTTCATAATCCTGTTAGAAACCATGGTTTGTTCCGCGGTCGGCGCTATTCCCATGCCTTTCTGCCGTCTTTGCAACATACCTGGCATGGCAGCGTATGTACCCTGGGCGGTCGATTGCGCTTTACTCACGGCATCCGTAAGCACCTGGGGATTAACCAGGGAGCTTTGCTGTAATGCTGCGAGCTCGATCGGCTTGAAAGTATTTTCCCACTCGGCCCACTCTGCGGCCATTACATCAGCGGCGATCTGATCTGCGCTGCCGCTCATGTCAATTCCAGTTACGGGATCTATAGCCATACAAACCTCCGATTAACCCGTTACGCCTTCATTTAAGAGAGCTGGCGACATTTGCCTGTTCGTCGTTTTTGTTGTTCCCTGTCCGTATTTGAGTGCACCGGCGCCCACCATTCCAGCGACGGACCCGATCATATTTTCTTCCGCGCCGATTTCTTCCTGTTGTACCTCTTCCGCTTTAATGGCCTCACTGACAGACAGGCCGGCTATATCACTTAATCCGGCGGTCGCCTGTGCTTGCTCGCCGCGGCCCATGGCGACGATGTTTTCCGTACTCATTAGCTCACGGGTCCTTTCCGCGCCCTGGCCGGATACTTCGGCGCCGGTTTTCAATCCCGCAAGATTTGAAAGCATCTTCTGATTCTTAACCGGATTAGCTGACATTTTAGTGGGGTCAACCTTACTCATTACGTCGGCATTGATCTGTCCGGCAACCTGTCTGCCCCGTTCGGCCTTAACCGTCGGGTCCGTTTCCTGGGCGATATACTTATCCATGACAGGCTTAGAATTTTGCAGATAGTATTTATACTGCTCCGCAGATATATCAGACTGTTTTTCCTGTAATGCCGTTTCCGATACTTGTGGTGCCGACCCGCCGCCGCTCATACTGTCACCGCCTTTTTAATGTACGTTTTAAGATCTCCTTCAACCGAAACAAGATCGAAGCCCAACAATGCCATCCAATCCGGAGTGCGTTCGTGCGTCTGTACCGATCGGCCCTGGAGCTCCCATTCCGGATTGTCCTCAATAATCCTGTCGGAGAACTGTTTGAAGAACCGCGCCATCGGTTTCCATATCCTCGCAAATCCTTCTTCGGTTGCCTGTGACATAATATCCCACTTCATTCCTCCGAGGGGATGCAGTATTATCAAGACGCACGGCGTCATGTCGTCGTCGTACAGTATCGCCGCCCAGGGCTGGCCGATCATGCTCTTACAGTATTTCCGGAAATCCTCTATCGCCGTGCCGAATACCGCGAGCTCATGCCGGCCACGCTCCCAAAGATTATCGACGATATAATCAATCCCCTCGGCTGTGAGGTCCGTTATCTTCACGGACTACGAAATCCCGATCTCGCCTTCTGCCTCGAAGGTAAGAGAAGTATTCGCGCTTGCAAGCCCTGTAAGGAAATCTGCGGCGTCAAGTCTGAGTGCCCCGTACCAATCAATGTACGAGTACGCCGCGACAGAGTTCAGCGTTCCCATAAATTCCGTGCCGGCCGCGCTACCACCAGTTGCGCCGACATAAAGGGAAAAAGTCACCGCGCCGGCCGTCTTGTTGACTATGCGGATATGCCTTATGATAACGTAAGGTGCCGTCATAGTGAAACCAATAGGCCCACTTAACGAGGAAACAGTCGGGTTTACAAGGTTTGCGGCGCTGTTTGTCAACGCCGTAGGTCCGAATCTGATAAGTTTGTTTGCTGCCATCTTCTATAATCCTCCTTGTTATGTTGTGAACTTGTTAAACAAAGCGATCAGCTTTGCTGAATCGACATTATATTGAGTACAGAAGGCTACCCATTCGTGGTCGGGAGTTCCGAAGTCACCCATGAATCCGGTCACCCAGGCCAACCATTGATTCAGTGCGGGGTTCGCTCCCCAATCTCTTTTGACAAAAGTTAAGTTGCCGTCAGCGCCTTCTCTTATCGTATAAGAGTTGGCTAATTCATCCCCCCTCGACGTCCAATCTGTCAGCTTCTCTTCCGGTGCGAGGGCGTTCATTACTGCCGTGGTCATAGCCGCAATTACAGGAGCAAAATGCGTCGCTGGGTCTTGCGTCTGATCGTAGTTGTCAAGAATACCGTTGGCAATTATTTCCTCCATCGCAATAAAAGCGGGGCCGTGAGTTACATAGTAGAGCCATTGGACTTGACCCGAATCCTGGTCAATCGTGTTTAAAACGATGAAATAATCCTGTATGCCGATGGTAACCTTGCCAAGTATCTGCCTTCCAAAATTTACTGCCATAATTCCTCCCCTATCCTATTCTTTCTACCCCGACTAAACCGTTGCCACCAGCTCCCGAAACACAAGTGGCAGTATGAGCACAACCACCGCCTCCTCCTCCAACTCCACCCGCAGAACCAGGAGTGCCATTACCAGTTCCCCCACCACCCCCAAGAACGCCTCCACAGGAAGTACCATAACCTGCTCCACCTGCTCCCGAGCCACCACCCTGTTGACTTGCCCCTACTGCACCGCCTCCCGAAACGGCTCTAAATGGGTCAATTAAGGAGTCAAAACCTACACAGAATGAAGTAGCCGAGTTGGTATAATTGCCGCCCTGACGCCATACTCCATCCATACTTGCCTTGCTTTGATAACCCATTCTATTAGGACCAGCGGTTGCAGCCGTATTAGTATTCGCAGCTGCATTTCCTCCTGTTCCACCACCACTTGTGTTTCCAACAGTAGCATTATTTTCATCTCCACCTGTAAAGCCCCCTACTGCACCGCCTCCTGTTCCACCCGACATGGCTTGATTTGCGTTTCCTCCTCTGCCTCCCGTTCCCCAAGGACTTCCAGCGGCACCGCCTCCGCATCCGTTATAGTAAGTTGCCGTAAGGGTAGGTGCACCACCAGCACCACCCGTTGAGTTTATTGTTCCTCCCGTTGCCGTTCCTCCCGCACCACCAGTAGAAGAGCCAGCGGTAATACGCCAGCTACCTGCTCCACCTGCACCAGCTGACAAGGATAAACTTCTTGCTGCACATACAACGGTAGTTGCTCCACTTCCCGCATTTCCATTTACTCCTGTGTCCGAAACCGAAGATGTGACAGCTGCCCCTCCTGTTCCTATCGAAAGGGTAAGAACATCACCTGCTACCATGTTTATTTCAATTTCACTAAATCCACCGCCACCACCGCCCGAAGCCACACCTTGAGTTGAACCGTAAATAGCTGCACCACTTCCTCCAGGACCAAGTGCTGATATTCTATGCTTTCCTGTATATGGAATAGTAAAAGATACTACTCCAGGCGTAAAGAGCATACAGGTGTTGGTCATTTTGCCATAATAAAACTGACTTAAATCACTCACGGGGCTATCCTCCATCCATTAGTTACACCCGAATAAACAAGACAAAAGTTTGCATACTGTGTTGATACTGTCATATCCGCAGAAATACCCATTATCTTTAGAGAGTTTGCGCCGATTGTTAAAGGGTACGAATTAAAAGTTCCCGCACAATCAGTAATTCCCACGATCGCTCCCGTTGCTGGTGCACCTGGCAGGGTAACAGTAAACGAACCTCCCGAAGTGTCGCACATGTATCCGTTTTGTGTAACAGCGTTTGTAGCACTATTAGCGTAATTCCAGGTCATACCTCCGGCGGCGGCCGGCCCTTGTGGGCCTGGTATTGGCATCCCGTCCTCACCAGCCTCGCCGTCGTTAGGCATATAAACCGATATGCCTATCGGACCAGTTGGGCCAGGTATCGTCGAAGCGGCCCCTGGCGGTCCTGGTATCGGCATGCCATCCTCACCACGCTCGCCTTGATCGCCAGGAATAGTAGGCCCTATCGGTCCTATCGGTCCTGGTACGGTTGAGGCAGCCCCAACAGGTCCAGGAATAACCCACGCATCCTCACCAGGCTCGCCTTGATCGCCAGGAATGAGTTTACCTGGCGGGCCCGTAGCGCCGACAGAAACGGCCGTCCATGTAATCGTCGATGTATCTATAACGATAGGCGCGGCAGTTGAAAGGTACCATTGTGACAAAACCTGGGAGCCACCGGCCATAATCCATACGGTTGCACCCTGGACAGCCGTGCTATACATATCAGAGGTACGTTGAAGTACGGCACTAACTCCCGCGCTGCCCGCAACGAGAACGATATAAATACCGTTCTGCGTACCGGTGACCTGGTTTTTAAGCAAGATGCGATCGCCGACATTTACGCTTGTGCTATCAACGGAGAGTGCACCTGTGGCAGTAAGGGTAAATTGTTTAGAAGTAGAATTATAGGTGCCGGTAAGAGCTCCCGTCGTAGCAAGCCGGCAGGGCCCGAACGCTGAAAACGGACCAGCCAAGTTAGCTTCAACCGCGAGCTGCCACATACTGAGAGCAAAGGGCCAGTTACGATCTCCGGCATTGAACTTCAGTAATCCGGAAGTCGGCAGAAAATCACGCCATACGTTCAGCGCGACGTTTGTTTTGGCCGTTCCCTGGTACGGCGCCGTAAGCTGTATGCTGATGTTGTCCGTCGGGTTAGAGGCAACATAGTAAAAGGCGTTTTCGCCGTAAAACTGTACGACATTTCCCTGGTAAACATTGTTTATCAGCGTCGCGCCGGTACATGTTATGGTCGTGCCGCCGTTAGCTATGCTTGCCGCTGCTATCTGAAACTGCATTGTTTTGCGCTCCTATTATTTTATCAAGGGCAGCTTCCAGTTCTCCGTTGCGTTTTTTTAACGCCCTTATTTCTTCTTGCTGATTGAGTACCGCGGCCGAATATTCAACAAGAGTTTCAGCCATCACCTTTGTCCTGTTTACTTCAATGTCCGTTAATCCTTTTACTTGTAGCATCCTATTACCTCCTTCACTTATCTAAATGATTCAACGATTACGATACCGCTTACTCCCGTGCCGCCGGCAGCTCCATTTTGGCCTTGACTACCGGCAGAGCCCCCCGAACCGACAGCATACGAATAAGTGCCCGATGGGCTGTCATACCAAATTTCTAAGAAGGCACCGGCCCCGCCTCCTCCTCCCGAGGTTCCTCCGTCGCCACCACCGCCGCCTCCGGACCCGTAGCCCGTGGCGTTATAACCGGCCGTCGAGGCCGTGCCGCCGCCGCTTCCTCCTCCTCCAAATGGCGAATTGGCGCCCGCACCGCCATAGCCGGAATCTATACCCATGTCGCCGTGGGCCCCCCTTTGTGTGAAGCCCCAGGTCCAGCCGCTTCCCGAAGGTGAGCCGCCCGCGCCGCCGACAGACGGAAGAGTGGTCGGGGCCGGAGCTCCACTTCCACCACCCGCCGTGGCCGAGGCAAAGGTCGAGCTTCCTCCGTTCCCGCCGCCGCTTACTCCACCACCGCCGCCTCCGGACCCGCCGCCGCCGCCGCCCACTATCCGGACATGGAGCGAGGCAGCTCCGGAAGGTACAGTATATGTGCCGCTTCCCGATGTATAAGCGGTCAATGTCGGGAAGGCTGGCTTGTTATCGACGTTCGGGTAAGTGACATGCAAATAAGTCGTGTCAATATATGTCGCGGTAATCTTCCCCGCGG